TGTTGCTCCACTGATTTTTACTTGTGCCATTTTCTATCCTTTCACATGGCTGGCTAACACGCAGTCTAGGTTGCCACAGATTCGCTCACCTGGCAAGACTGGATACCCGTGTTCGTCGATTGGGGTAGTCATGTCGTCTGCAAAGTGACCGTGCCATGGTAAGCACTTGTGTTCGCCATCTTGAATTGTATTTGATTTGCTGACTCTACAGCTTTCACAAAACATCCGCAACTTACGGCGTTTGCGGTTGACCAAAAAGGTCGAACCACAGCGGTAGCATTCAACAAATTCATCCACAGCATAAGCCTAGCCTCCGACACAGATTTTGCATAAGGCGAGATTCTTGCCGTGTTTGCATTCAGGGGCAGGGGCCGAATCTCTGGCAAGCCTTTCCTGCTCCTCCAAAAACCTGCGGGAGAACTGCAGCTCTTTTTCCCGCCAAGCCGAAACCTCTGGGGTTACTGCAGCATTTTCCCATGACTCAGCGTTGAGCCAGGACGCAGGGTATTTTGTGAAGTCTGGGTTACGTTTCGGATCGTTGCGATAGGCGATGACGCCAGCCATAATGTCCTCGAACGTGGCGCGCTTGAGCGCCGACCTGAATGCCCTAAACGCCTTAGCCTTATCTAGCTTCTTTGGGTAGGCATTCCAGAATTCATCAAAAAGCTCTTGTTCTTTATTATTCTTAAATTGTTCTTCTTGATTATTAGTATTCTTAGGGGTCGGATTATCCGTCGTCGGAAAACCCGCCATCGGTAAATCCGCAGGGTCCTGCGTTATCCACAAAGCCTCACCGAACTTCCCGCCCTCATTGGATTGGGTGCGGTATAGATATCCTCGCTTTTCCAGCTCCTCTATGGCTGACCGAATCGCGTCTTTGCCCTCTTGGTTCTGGGCTGCGAGCGTGTTTACGCTAAGCGACCAGCCCTCGCGGTGGCTCATCAGCAACGCTAAAAGACCCCTAGCTTTGAAGCTTAGGTTGCTATCTCTAAGCCAATCGTTGGGTATCTGCGTGAAGTGCTCGTCAAATGCGTGATGTCCCCTGACTAATGGCATCCCCTGTTTCCTATCTAGAACAAACCTGGGTCCCAGGTCATAGATTTCTTTGTGCCGTCTGGCAGTAATTCATACCAGTTCCCATCACAGTTGTCATAGACATACTCGTCTATGCCCTGCCAGGACTCTAGTTTGTGTCCCCAGAGCCGTGCGTCTTCTGCCGTGTCTGCGTCCCCTTCCATCTTTGAGTTGTAGGTTTGGCAGACCCTAAGTAAGTTTTGGTAAACGTCAAGAATTTTGGAGCCGCCCATCCCGCGATTTTTCCTATGATGAATAACGAGATCAGCAGTTTCGCCACAGTGTAGGCAGTAGGGGTCTCTTTGCTCAAGTTTTCTCCGAACGTGTTGACCTATGGTCATCGCATCTCCGCTTGCATGAGCTTTACCTGAGTGCCAATAGCCATCAGGGATGTCTCAATAGTTTTGATTTTGACTTTGATTCTGTTTAGCTCTGCTCGTCGAAGATCTCTCTGAAGCCGAGCGTCTGCAGATTCTAACTTGGCGAGCGCCGTTCTGTCTGCAACTGTTCCCTGCGTTTTGATAAATGCGCGTTGTTCGATTAGGTCGAGTTCGTGTTCTGCCTCAGCCAGTTTGACCTCAGCTTCGAATAGGGCCTCAGCCCCTCGGTGGTTCTCCCTGGTTAGGCGGGCGATTTCTTCTGTTACTTGGGAAGGAAGCACTTAGTCTCCAAAGCTCGTAGGTAAGTTCGAGTTTCCAGAACTCAGCTTCATTTTTCTGGCCCCTTCTCAGGGCTGACTGGTAAGCCTCCGTTAGCTCCGTCACTTTGGCCATCACCACTGAGCTGTTTACCACGGGCCTCTAGCCTTTCCAGTATTTCTGTTGACGCATTTTCTGACTTCGCCTTTGCGTATAACCAGCGTAGTCCAGCTATGTCGGTAATCTTGTCGGCTTCTTGCAACCAGTTAGTAGCGTTACGTTCGACCTTTTCCATCTCCTCACGTGAAGCGCGCTTGTTTCCACTGAATCCAGCCGAAGCCAAGGCTCTACCTATCGATGACGTTTCTGCGTTTTCAAGAGCTGCAGTCTGATTCGCACCAGCTCCGCCATCAATTTCGAATGCCAACCCTGTAGCTTTCGGGAGACCTGCTGCTTGGTCAACAGCAGATAAGTAAATCTCAGTCCGAACGACCCAAGTCGATACGCTACGGTCAGCAGCAGTCGTGAGATTATGCGTGATAATTCTGCCATCGGGATACTCCCTGTAAAACTTCCTAATTCGTTCCTCAACTGTTTCGTATTGTGATAAATCAAAGCGTGGCATTTTTCCTCCTAGATCCAGCTTGTCCCTTTTTTGTTTATTACTAGAGAAGGCGCGCCGCCTCGCATCTGGCGAGTGACTATCTTCTCCGTGCCTGTCGTTGTAACCAAATATCCATACTTGGCTTTACCCATTACGGCCATTACCTCAGACTTGACCTTCAGAAGCTCAGAATTGGCCTTGTCAGCCCTTTCCTGGGCCTGCAATAGTAAAACACCTGTTGCGCTCAAATCAACCTCTCTAAACTCAATCTCAGGGTTCTCAAGGCGCACTGCTTGGTAGGTGCTTTCGGCCCCATCCCAGGCAGGTCGAATGTCGTTTGTAATCGAGTCCCAGAATTGGTCAATCATTTCGTTTTGTAGGTCGATGGCCTCTTGGTTATAGGTCACTGGGTATTCATTCCAAGTCATCCCCGCTACGGCAACAATCATGCCGCGTTGAATCTTTAGGACGCCCATGTAGTGAAGCACCTGAGCTTGATAAGCAGGGGGAACAGACTCCCAACTGCTTCTGGCCGTCTTGACCTCCAAGACCATTAGCTCTTTTGTTTCTTTGTGAATCGCTATCGCGTCTGGGTTTGCGTGTCGGTAAGAACAATCAGCGTCCTGGTATGTTCCAGTTGTATAGACATCCCAGTCAGGATGCTCCTCCTGCCACAACCGAAGAATCGGCTCCTCAAAAGCTTTCCCAAACCGAATTGCCCAGTTCTCCTGGATCTCGGATGGAATCTTGCCAGTCTTTTTGGCCCATAAAGCGTAGGCGCTCTCGTAGGGGTTTAGACCGAGTATCGTGCCTACTTCACTACCCCCGACACCATTTCGCCTCTCAGAATGCCACTCAGTGCTTCCTGGGGCATAGTTTCCAAGTAGCTTTGCGCCATTTAGCAACTCAGGTGCGTAAATCTCCATTTTCCTCCATCTGTTAGGTAGCCTTACTGTATGCGATGGCTCGGACATTTATCAAGTGAGTATATGAAATTGTTATACTCCATCCAGAAGGCAGGCGGCGCTCCCTGTGAAAAGACCCCTGAGCTGTGGTTTCCTGAAGATGTCGCAGACCCGATTGTCAGGCATCAGATGTCAGTAGTCGCCAAGGGCATCTGCCATGACTGTCCAGTCAAAAAACAATGCTTTGAGTATGCGCTGAGAACTAACCAGCGTCACGGAATCTGGGGCGGCACTAGCCCCGAAGAAAGATAATGCCAGCTCCCCTAGCTTTCGTCTGGCTAATCTGAGGCGGCACTTTTACCCTGCTAGGCGGCTCGACCTACAAATCTATAAAACAATACAGACTCGTATCATAAATGTCAAATTTGACAAACTAACTTGGCAGTCATAGATTGCCTGCATGATCTATCATCCTGAATACGTCAAGCTTGCAGAAGCTATGGAAAACGCTCCGTCAATACCGCCCTGTATGAATACAGACCCAGAGCTTTTCTTTCCAGACCAGGATGCCAATGTCAATCTTTACAAGACAGCTAAAGAGCTATGCGCGACCTGTCCGATTATCAAGCAGTGTTTGGAATACGCCCTAAAGACAAACGAGGAGTTTGGCGTCTGGGGTGGGCTAACTGCGTTTGAGCGTAGGAAGCTAAAGCGCGGCGGAAAGATCGCAGTAGGTGTAACTACTAAGACAGGTCATACATACGACTGGAGACGGGGAAAGCGGCATTCCGCGCTTATTTACAAGGTGGTCGAAAAATAACCGATGCCCGTTTGGGCAGATGTAGGTTACTAACTTAGTTTTTGTGGCTGATGACTGATGTGAGGACACTCAGTAGTCCTGCGCCTAGCGACACCGATGCCAGCGATACCCAGTCAATTGTAAATAGACCGATTGATCCTGAGCCTAGAAAAGCCACTGCTGCCTGAGCAACTGTCTTGACTGCGCGCTCGCCACTGTATGACCAAAACTCTGCACTAAAGAACTTCATTATCTTCTCGTTTTCTGATTTTGACATCTTCGTATGTTGCAAATGCAGTATACGCGGTCAGGATGATTGAGATAAGCGCCACGCCCCCGATAATCAGTTCTCTGCTCACCGATGAATCTGATGAGTAGGTAGCTGCCCCAAAGCCAATCATGCCTGCGGATAGGCCGAAAGACAAATAGATAAGCCTTCTGCGGTGCTTCCAGCTAGGCATTCTGCTTGGCCATCCACTTGATTGGGTCTACTGGAACTTTGCCGCGGACCTCCCAGTGGAGATGGACACCAGTTGAAGCACCTGTGGTTCCCATCACACCGAGCTTCTGGCCCTGAATAATTGCCTGTCCTGTTTTGACTGCAATCGAACCTTCGACTAGGTGAGCCATTAGGTGAACAGCTCCAGAGAAACCGCGATACTTTACAAACCAACCGTAGCCGCCACCAGGGGCAGTCGACTTACGTGCCTCTAATACGATGCCAGCTTCAGGCGCGATGATTGCGGTGTTAGCTCTGCCAGTCACGATGTCTACGCCAGTGTGTAAACGCTTCTTACCCGTGATCGGGTGAGT